TCACCCTCCTCAGAACCTGCTAGAATGCATGGTTCAATCAAATCAGGTGGGTAGCAAGCGAAATGAGCACCCTTATAGGGTTTGTTGGTTACTGACCACACACTACGCTTATTTTTCTTAGGGTATGATTTGGTGAGACCACTATGTGGCTGTAACCCTGACCCTTGATTATGATACTTCCCTTTAGTTCTATCTCTCGTGCCCCAATCTTTTGCTGGCTCTTTGATAGCTTCGTTATCATAATAATAATATTTACTCTTACTTAATAAAAATATGTACTCATGTGATTTAGTACACCTATCCTTGACTGACTCAGGCATTGGATTAGGTTTGTGCCAAATAATATCTTGTCTTAGATACCATCCATCAGCACGTAATGCAAATGCAAGCATCCAAGGTATACCAATTAGATCCTTATCTTTATATCCTACAAGCTTATTGGATCTACGTGGTGTTGTCTCTGGTAAATCTTGTCTGTTATTTGCGAATGACTGCTTAGGTATACATCCATCCTTCCTGTAATTATAGTATGAATCACCAATGTTTAACCATAGTGTACCATCATCAGTAAGACAATCACGTACTAAAGAGAATACTTTGACCATTTCTTCAACGTATTCTTCAGGTGATTGTTCCTGACCTATTTGATTCTCTTCACCACCATAGTCTCTTAGACCATAGTACGGTGGTGATGTAACACACATCCTTGCCTTTTCTTCTTCATTAGCAATTATCTTGAGAGAGTCACGACAATCACCAAATAATATATAATCTCTCATTAGAAAAATGCTACCTCTGTAAATCTTGTTTTGTGTTTGAACCTATTGTCCATTATATTCTGTGCATGTAACAGGTGACCAGGAAAACATACGGCACAATTAAACTTAGACATGATACAGAGTTCTGGTTTAAACCTTTCCTCAGTCTGCCAAGGTTCCTCATGTTCAAGTCCTCTATAAAATTTAAAATCCTTATCCACTTGAGAGTATAATACTGTACCTGCTGAATCACCCACATCTGGGTTAAGATAAAGACAGAAGTTTACATGATTATCAGTATGAGGACAGAAGAAATATTCATGTCCTGGATGATCCTCAAGTAATCTAAATTGATTATACATCGATTGAGGGGGAAATATATCAGGAGCTTTAACTTGATATAGTTTAACTATCTCCTGAAATAAGATTGCTCTACCGTCATCCCATGAGTTATTAGCATAGTGCTGTCCATCATAAAATGATTTACCATTATGAGACTTAGGTGTTGATTCTTTATGAGACTTAATGGGAATACTTTTAAGATATTCATACACCTTATAAGGATGCTCGTACACATTCTCAATGAATAGTATACCACTATTCTTATAAGGAGTAATAGAAACCTTCCATTCCTTATTGAAATAAAAGTCTTCATTACAAAAGAACATCAGTTAACCATATAATGCTACGTTGTATACCTTACGAGTAGGTGGATACTTAGGCTTTGGTGGCCTAGTCACACTCATGTATATTCTTAGTAATGCGTCAGACTTCATGTTACAGAATAGAATGTGTATTTAAGAAAGAGTTCTTCACCCTTCTTAATTGGTTTAATAGTTCTCATATGATATATCTTACCCCACTCCATCTCTTCAAGATCTTTAGTGCAGTTAGGATCATCACTATGATTAACAAAACCACCAATAGGTGTTCTCATAATCTCTTCATCCACTACTACATGAGATATACCAAGATAAACATCATCAGGTATATCCTCCAAAGCAAACAAGCCCTGTCCAGCGACAGAGCTATCCTTTACGTGTAAACAGTTTGGTAACGCCTTATACATGATAATTTAATTAAATTAAGCCTCACTAATGGATCTACGATATACTTTAGTTAAATGCTGTTCGAGTTTAACATCATCAACACCAGCACGTCCTGCTAGTTTAATTGATGATACTGGATCTACTTCCCACATAGCATGAATTAAATACCTTATCTCACATGTTGTGAGCTCTACCATCGTAGATACTTTCTCATGCTTATCATTATCCATGAGAATAGATTGTTGGTTTTCATGCGTGAAATAGTCGCCACTCATACATTTTCCTCCAATTCAACAGGTGGGGGATCAAATGAATCTGATAACACAAGTGTTTCAAATTCGCTCCTAGAGACTGCCTCACCAGCAGGTACATCTCTAACATACTCAACATAAGATAGATCCATTTCAGCGTCATCTAACGCCTTCTGAATACCTTCTACAGAGTCACCATGTTCATGAATAAGTCTCTGTAAGAGATAGAAATCATCATGGGTGAGTTTAACATTAATCTCATCCATCTTAATAGCGTGAAGGAATCTTACTATACTCTGCAAGAGCTCGTTCATCAATAAATGGACGAGGGTTACTCATATTCTGTACGTGTTCAATAATTTGATCACGAATTTGTATAATCTCTTCAAAGCATTCTTGGTTATGTGCACATGATCTCAAATGATGATCAGGTTTGTACAATGACTCAAGAAGTATACCCTTGGCTCTATCCCACTTCTCATATGATGTGGGTGAATGCTCAAGAGAGTTCTGATCCTTCATACTCCTCCCTTTTTTGTTATTTAGAAATTGATTGTCTCTATTTTAAGACACAACCGCTACAATACGTGAATCTTTTATGATGTCTTTAGATTGTAGTAACGATTAGTTACTCGTACTCAAAGTAGATACCATGAATAGCATTGAATGATTCAATACTGAGATGCTCAGGATCATGAACCTCTGGTTCACCAGTCACTAAAAACTCAGCATCAAAATATTCAGCACTCACTCCATAACTATCACATGTTTCTAAGTACTGATGTGCATGGGTATCATTCATACCACATACATTAAAGCAATAGCTTAGATCTAATAATACTTGATCAATTGTTGAAATCATTGTGAATTCCTTCAGCGAGATCGGCTAATGCACCGAGTTTTTTTACGACTGTACGAGTGTTTACCCCATACGATGCTGCTGAGTGGTTAATCTTAGGATCTCGAACCGACATGAGGATATCGAGTAAGAAGTCCAACTCAGCAGCAGTGAGTTTACTCTTTAAACTAGTTTGCTCCATAGTCTACAATGTACTGTTCAATAGCTGCTAATAGCTCATCACCATTAACTGCTGCTTCTAGTTGATCGAAGATACTCATAGGGTTGTTCCCTTAACGACCTACTTACTATACATCAGAATCTGACCCTCGCAAGGGGGTGTGTGCCAGTTTGTTGAAGTGCACACACTTAGAACCGTCTCCAATGATCAAAGTGTATCATACCTGTATCAAAATCAGTGAGATCTGGGTTCAATACCAGTTTCACATCACCAGCAACTGACCTAATATATGTACCTGACCCTGAATCACCCTCAAAATAGTGATTTAGATTTGATGGGAAGACTACTAGATCACCTGCTGCAACTGAAATGGTGTAATTATTGGACGTTATGAAGTTTTGACTGCTTATTAATGTCTTCTCTTCACCCTTGGGATCCATCATACCCTCAGTATAGCAGTTTGGGTTGCATGGAGTATAAAATGATAGTGTTGCTTTAGGTGGTGCATGTAGATAGTATACGAATGATAGATCAGAACATGCGTGTGTATGCATGGTCATATTATCCTTAGCATTCACAATTGTGAACCATGCTTTCATTATATGTGGTGATAGTCTATCAGTTCTAATACCAGCACCATCAAGACACTCAATTATTTGACTAGAGATAGCAAAGAAGAAGTCATTAAGATCTTCCTCATGATGCAACAAACATTTATCTCTGGTCTCACCTGTAATACTACTATCACCAGGTAGATCTGGATCGAATTGAAACTCAGTCTTACTGTGTAACAAGTCATTCCAATTACCATCTATGCTACAATGGTAAATAGCAGTAGGAAACAATGGATGTATTTGATTATTAATCATGACAGTTGAATCGTATAGTAGTTATCTCGC